GTATGGTGTATTTAGGCATTCTGGTACTTACACAAATGTAAATATTAGTACTATAGCATATCCTGCTGCATCTAATGCAGGTAATACTCCAGTATTTATTTATGCACGCACAGACCTTGCTCTTGAAAATGGTTATTATGTAAAAGTTACTGAGACAGGCGGTGGTGATAGCGCAAATATTAGATTAGTTAAGAGAGTATCTAATACTGATACAGAATTATATTATACACTTATTGAAACGTATGGTCTTCCTGTTTCCTTTCAGATCAACGGATCTGTATTAAGAGTTACGTTAAACGGTATAGTAGTTGTAGAATTAACAGATACTACCTTTACTTCAGCAGGATATTGGGGATATGGTCTTACTTGGGCAGATAACGGAGACTACAGTTCTAATTCAGCAGTAGGTTGGATTGCTATTCAAGGGCCAACAATTGATGGTCTAGTGCTCGATGCTGCACTTGGTGCATTTAATGTATCTGGTGTATCTGCTACTCTAAATAGAAATCTAATACCTTTAAATGCAAGTTCTGGCTCTTACTCTTATACAGGGGCATCTAGTACTTTAGCAAGAAGTATTAATTTAGTTCCAAACCTAGGTACTTATAATCTAACGGGTGTAGATTCTTTCAAGTACCAGACATTTAATCCAAATGCTCAAAGTGCTTCTTATGCTATAACAGGAAGTGCCGCTAGTATACTAAGAGGAATTTCCCTTAATTCTTCTTCTGGTAATTATAATATTACTGGATCAAATAGTGCTTTATTACGTAATACAGTAGTAAGCGTACAAACAAGTTCATATAGTCTAACTGGATTTGATGCAGCAATCGGTAAGAACTATTCAGTTAATGCAGGATCTGGATCTTACTCAGAGACAGGTTTTGATGTAGTATTCTCAAGAGGATTGCTATTCAACGCAGAATTCAATTCGTTTAGTTTAACTGGAAACGATACTCGTTTAGATTATAACAGAGTATTAAGTTCTGATACAGGTATCTATTCTCTAACTGGTTCTGATTCTAGTTCTTATTCAGATAGAGCAGTACAAGCGAGTGCTTCTAGTTATTCATTAACAGGAAGTTCTGCTACTCTAGATCGAGATGTTACTTTAGATGCTATTTCTAGTTCTTATACAGTATCTTCATCAGGTGCTGGACTAGTAACTAGAAAAATACTGAACTCACAAAGTTCATCATATAGTATAACTGGAGCACCTGCTCAGTTTGAGAAGACTCAGATCTTAAATGTTACTCCTGCTGTTTATAACATAACAGGATCTCCAGCAAGCCTACGTTATCCTTATTGGCCTTTACCTTCACAGGTTATGGCTGGTGTAGTATATGGCCCAGATGGTGATAATTACATAGGAACATACGTAGACTTGAGTATTAAGGTTGATATCAGTACAGGTAATTTAATTAAACCTATATCTTCTAAATCGGCAATTACTCTGTAATAGAGTACAGCAATACTTATAATTATACTGTAGTATATTATATACCTTGACAATGCAAGTCTGGTATGGTATACTAATATGTATATATTATAAGTATTGCATTTATAAAAAGGGTAATATGGAAGAAATTAAAAAAGCAAAATCATTTGCCCCTACTCAAGCAATGAAGAATAACGCAAGCAGGGGACTCGCTCTAAGAGAGAAGTTCAACAGAGGAGGATTAGATGCCTCTCAAGCAAAAGCAGAAGGCGTTGGTTCTGGAGTAGCAAGAGCAAGAGACATTATAAATGGAAACCTTAGTCTAGACACAGTAAAAAGGATGTATGCTTTTTTCTCTAGGCATGAAAAGAATTATGCTCCAAAGAAGAAGATGCCTGACGGTGGGCCTACAGCAGGTACTATAGCATGGTTACTTTGGGGTGGAAGTGCAGGACTAGCGTTTGCTAGACGTATCTTAAAGCAAGAAGAAATTCTCAAGTCTTATCGCAAAGACATTACTGATGAAGAAGTAAACAGAGAAGATAATTTATCTTGGATGAAACTTCAAGTCAGCAAAGCAACGAATGAAGAATTAATGCAAGTCATGTTTGTGGCTATGTTACCAGATGAAGTTGACCTTCATGGTGATACCACTACAGTAGATGAAGTACGCAAAGCCTGTCATAACTTTAATACATTCTGTATGAAAGCAAATCTTTTTCATTTAGTTGAAACAGATTCCTTTTCTATAGTAGAAAGTTTTATCGCCCCTACAGATTTTGTACTAGGTGAGAAACTAGTAAAAGCAGGTACTTGGTTAGTTAATCTACAAGTCATGGATGCTGACGTATGGGAACTTGTTAAATCAGGGAAGATTAATGGTGTAAGCATTGGTGCTTTAGCATCAGTTCAAAACTTAGAAGAGGATGCTGATGAGTGAATTAATTAAACGAAAAGCGAAACGAAAGTTAAGCAATATTGACTTCAGTAAAGAAGGGGCACATCTTGCTCTTGTCTCTGAAAGTCAAGGTGGCCCTGCAAACGGTGCTGATTATGCTCTGGTAATGAAGTCTGTGAATTTCTCAGATGAATTTATTAAGAAGGCATCACAAGTAACTGTTACTCTAGAGATTACAGATTTCTTATGTAGGTTCTTTGGAATGTACGGTGAAGATGCTGAAGTTCTTGCTAGAGCACTTGGTCTAACTACTGCTATGCAGGATGACGAAGCAGAAGACGCAGCCGAAGATGCTATGGAATCAGAGCCTAGCACTTACAAAGATTATATCCAATCTAAACTAGAGGCTTTTGAAGTAATGAAGTCTCTATACGAAGCAACTTCAATCCCAGAAGTACTATCTAGTCTAAATGAAGACGAATATCTATCAATGCTCAAAGATCAAGAACTTATCGAGAAAGCCTTCAAGAAGATTGATAAGTTAGAAAAGAATTCTGCAAAGGCTATTATGTCTAATGCTGAAGAAGGCTCAACCGAAGCCATTGCGAAAGCAGAACAATCGGATGAAACTGAAACGAAGGTTGAACCTTCTGAAACCGTAACTAAAGGAAACAGTATGACGAAAGAAGTACAAGTAGCCGATGAAGTAAAAGCCGAAGTTGTTGAGAAATCACAGTTTGAGGCTATTCAAAAGGCATTTGATGAACAGAAAGAACAACTACAAAAAGCACTAGAATTAGTTGCTAAGTTTGAACAAGAAAAGAAGGACGCTATCCTTAAGGCACGTTTTGAGCAAGTCAAGAATGCTGTTAAGGATGATGCAAAAGCCGAAGTTCTATTCAAAGCAGTTGGTCTAATTGAGAATGAAAAAGAATTTCTAGATATCGTTAAGGCGTTATCAGATATGCGGGCTGTTATCGACAGTTCTGATTTGTTTGTTGAAAAGGGTGTGCAGGTAGAGGCTGATGATACCGTCAAGGAATCTGCTATTGCGCGTGTCATTAAAGCCCGTCTAAGTAAGTAATTTTAAATTTAAGGAAAAAATATGTCTCTCCTATATACAGAAAATAAACGATTCAGCAATCTTGTTAAGCAAGAATTATGGCCTGAAATGGGTTACAACCGCGCTACCGTTACATACAACGGTACTGCTGGTTCCCTAGTCATTGGTACAGTTCTTGGTAAGGTCACAACTGGTGGCAAGTACAAGATCTGCGTACAGACCGCTGCTGATGGTTCACAAGTAGCCGATGCTATTCTACTAGAAGACAAGACTGTTGCTGCAACTACAGATACAGTAGTCCAAGTTCTACTAAAAGGCCCAGCCATTGTTTCTAAGGCTGCTCTAGTCCTAGACGCAAGCCATGATCTCGATGCTGAGAAGGCTGCTATTTATGCTGCTCTTGAAGCCAAGGGTATCTCTGTTAACACAACAGTCTAAATCATTTAGATACTGAATATTAAATTTTAAGGAAAAACTATGGCTATTATTCGCAGTTTTGACAAACCATTTGAGGTAGTCGATCTTACCGAAGAACTTAATCTAATCCCTAATTCATGGGGTCTAATTAACGAACTCGGCATCTTCAATTCAGAAGCAGTATCACAGCATACCGTTACTGTAGAAGCAACCAGCGGTACACTAAGCGTCATTCC